GAAGTCAAAAAAGATCAGGCCATTAATGATACCGCAAGGGGCAGCAGAAAATTGGCCATGTTTGAAACCGTAAAGAAATGAACGAAGTAGAACTTTTTTTTTATAATAAGATATTTGCCGGATATCAGCGACACGTCAAGGAAAAATATGATGTTAACGTGTTGCTTGCACAATCACGCAAAAATGGTCATGTAGACATACTTATTATATTTGAAAAAAATGGTATAGAGCATTCATATAAACTTCTTATAAGGCGCGATAATCTTATTGAGGATTTGATATGGTCAATGTTTAAAATGATAGACAGTAGTGAGGTGGATTGTATAATCAAGGGGGTTGTGTGCCAATCGAAGTCAATAGGTTTCAATCAGAAATAACAGAAGAACTTTTATCTAATCTTTCTGCGGAATATAAGTCTGAGTTTTATGAGTTATTGGAAACAATACCACTTATACGCGAACTTATACGCAAAGACCGCAAATATGCCAAAGACCTTCTACGCGATAACAAAAATCGTATTATGGTAGACATAGAACATCCGCACATCATAGAGGATGCAGATTATTTTCGACAAACGGCATTATATTTTCAAAAACATGGTAAGTATACCAATCTATTTCCCAATACCGCTTATGGTAGTGAATATCGTAAGTTTTGGGATGAGGAAATGAATAGGTGTATCAATGGTTATGCGAGGGATATTGATGGTGAGTGGATAACCGGCTATCATTATTTTTATCTTAATTTTTGTAGGATAGACCTTGTTGATAAAGATGATTATGGCAAAGATATAAAGATCGAAAAAGCACCCGCTTTTTGGGATGGCGACTATTGGTGGTTTCACTATCTCGAACAATGTGAAAAAAATAATGGTCACGCTGTGTGCTTAAAATCAAGACGTAAGGGTTATTCGTACAAGTCCGGTGCAATGGCTTGCCGTAATTACCATCTAATAGAAAAATCCAAATCATATTTTGTGGCAGATAATGATGACTATCTTATTAAGGATGGCATAATGAATAAGGCTTGGCAGAATACTGCTTTTATAAATGGATATACGGAGTTTAAGAAGGAATCAGATAAGGTAGACAGGCCAAAGCACAAGAGGGCATCATATATTGATCCCGTAGATAAGATCGAGAAGGGGTATATGTCTGAGATGATAGGCATGACTGTGGGTGATGATCCCGACAAACCGGCTGGAAAGGCTGGCAAACTTATGCTTTTTGAGGAAAGTGGAAAGAATAGAAACCTTCTTTATTGCCAGGGAAGGGCACGACCATCATTTGAACAAGGCCGTAGGGTATTTGGACAAATGGTATTTTTTGGTACCGGGGGCACAGAGAACGCAGACTTTTCTGGTTTATGGGAGTTGTTTTGCAATTCAGCACCATATAATATTTATGCAATACACGACATATACAATAAGGCGCAGGATAATTCATATTGCGGATATTTTCATCCCGAATATATAAATAGGGAATATTGTTACGATAAAAATGGTAATTCTGATGTTATACACGCACTTATAGAAATACTGGAAGATAGGCAAAAGATAAAACACGTTTCTGATGCAAACATGATAGTGGCAAGAAAGGCCGAACTTCCCATCACGCCAGTTGAAGCTGTAATGAAAAGAGAGGGCAACTTTTTTCCAGTATCTGACATTAGGGAACATCTTGCACCAATCATTGCGGATGAAAAAAGATTTTGTTCATCGCATCATGTTATTGATCTAACAATTGATTCTACCGGCAGTCTTATACCCATGCCAGTATCGCGATCACCGATACGTGAATATCCCATACCAAGGGATGTCAATAAGCAGGGCGCAGTAGAGATATTTGAAATGCCCGACACAAAGTTAAAATTTAATATTTGGCGGTATATAGCCGGTATAGACCCCTATGATGATGACGAAGCAAGGTTTTCTGATTCATTGGGCAGCATATTTATTTTTGATAGGTTTAAACGAAGGTTTGTGGCAGAGTTTACCGGAAGGCCAAAATTTGCTAATGATTTCTATGAGATATGCTTAAGGTTGTTAAAGTTTTATAATGCACTTGCTAATTATGAAAATAATAAGAAGGGGTTATTTAGTTATTTTGATCAAAAACACTCACTGAGATATTTATGTGATACACCCCGCGTACTTAAGGATATGGATATGATAAAAGACAGGGGTACCTATGGCAATAAGTCTAAGGGATATAATGCTAATGCACAGATCAATGCCTGGGGCAGAAGGTTGCAATTGGATTGGATGATGGCTCCGGCTTACGAGGATGATGGTGAACAAAAAGGCAGGATCAACCTGCATACCGAAAGAAGTGTCGGGTATTTAAAGGAGGTATTGGCATGGAACAGTGAAGTAAATGCGGATCGTGTAGATGCGAGGACTGCTTGTTTAATACTCGATGCCGATATGAATAAGTTTGAACTGGTTAAGTCTGTTGGGGAAGATAATGATCCGAGACGAAAATCGCTTAAGGAATTTCAATATAACTTCTTCAAGCATTAACTTATGCTATAAGTAGCTACCCTTTTGACCAAAAACTTTTTTTTATTAATATAATTTGTTATATTTTAGCACATTCTAATTGATTTTCCATGATTGCACCCGGTGAAAGTGTTAGTTTTTCAAGAAATCAATTTCCACGACAAAAGATTTCAGAGGCAGACAAAGAAAAAGATGATTTTAAATGGTATAGAGATTGTATCAATGCCGGAATATCTTTAGCTTGGTGGAATGATAATAATTTTCGTTATAATAATATTAGGTCTTATCGCAACAATAAGATCATTAATTATTCGATTATTCAAGGTAATGTCGACACCACGGAGGTGGAGCGAATAATTAATCCCTTAAATATTAAAGATGCCGAATTTTATACCCAGTATAAAAATTATCCCATCATACAACCGCGTGTACAAGAACTTGTTGGTGAAGAACGTGAAAGACCGTTTAATCCCATAGTTACCGTACTCAATGAAGAAGCCGTATCTGAAAAGGCTCAGAAAATGGAGGAAATGTTTGATGAGATACTTACATCTACGGTACTTGCCGGTGTTACGGATAAAAAAATCATCAATCAGAAACTTGCATCACTAAATGAGTGGGGCATGAACTATCGCGACAGGCGTTCACGCCTTGCCACCGACTTGACAAACTTCCTATATCACACCCTTGAACTCAAAGAAACATTTTCGCGTGGCTTTGAAGATTTGCTTGTGTCATCGGAAGAATCATATTGGATAGACATACTTGGCGGTGAACCTGTGTGTGATAAGATGAACCCAATACGATTGTTTAATTTACGCAGTGGTGAATCATGGAAGATTGAAGATGCGGATATTATAGTATATGATGAGTTTAAGCCCGTAAATTGGGTTATTGATTCATATCACGAATATCTCACCGAAGAAGAAACAGATCGCCTTGAACGTGGATATGGTGTTTATACTGGCATATCTAATACCATAATGAACCCGCAGGCAATGGCTCCACGTTTTAACCCGATGGAGTTTACCGGAAACGACAATAAATCACAGATGGATCAATCGGCTATTTTTGCACCCAATATACAAGGTACGTTTTTCTTTGGTGGGGCATTTGATGGCGATGGCAATGTCCGTGTTAGTAGGGTACGTTGGAAGGGAATGGTAAATGTGGGTTTTATAGAGTGGTATGATCTTGATGGTTATCACAGGGATATAGTGCCGGAAGGATATAAGCCCGACAAGGCTCGCGGTGAAAAAGTAGTATGGCAATGGATATCTAAATCTTATGAGGGTGTAAGAATTGGTGATAATATATTTATAAAGATGCAACCGGTGGAATTTCAGCAACGTCATGTTGACAATCCATCTGTTTGTTCATTGGGTATTGTTGGCACTTGTTGTAATATAAACAACAATAGGGCATTTTCGCTTGTAGACCTTACACGTGAATATCAACTATTGTTTAATGCTTTTATGTATAGGCTGAACCATGAGATTTCCACCTATGTGGGAACTGTTGGTTTTATACCCATGCACCTTGTTCCCGACACGCTTACTGATTATAAGAAATTAATGCACTATATACAACAGACTAAGACTATGGCCGTTGATGCTTTTAATGAAAGCAACAAGGGTGCATCTATCGGCAAACTCGGTGGCGGCATGAGTGGTATACCCACCGGCATGGAAATAGGTGATCTTAAATCCATAGATGTATTTACCAAATTATTACAGTGGGCTGATGGCATGGTGTCACAGTTGTCTGGTGTTAGCCCACAGAGGATGGGCAGTGTTGCCGGTGTTGATACCGTAGGTAATATGCAACAAGGTATTGTTCAGAGTACCTATGTTACAACTAAATGGCACTCTATACATGATAATACCAAAGTCAGGGCATTAAGATGTTTGTTGGAGGCCGCAAAGGTAGCATTTAAAAATGGCCTAAGAAAAAATTTTGTATTAGATAATGGTTCAATAGCCATGTTGGAATACGATCCCGAACTAATGCTCGATGCCGAAATTGGTATACAAATATCTACCGCCAAGGAGGATCAGAAGATAATGAGCATGATGCAGCAATTGGCTCAACCGTTTATTCAAAATTCCAAGGGCAATTTCTCAATGGTCATTGATCTATTGAGGGAAAAAGACCCGGCTACATTATATCGAAAGTTTAAACGTATTGAGGCCGATCTTGAGCAGAAAGAACAAGAACAGGCCGATGCCGAACAACAGTTGGAGCATAATAAGATAGCATCACAAGAACAAATGTTCCACGAAAAAATGGAAAATGATAATGAGCAAAAGGAACTTGACAGGGAGATGCAGATACAGAAACAGACCATTGCAACCATGGGGTTTGAGAAGAACCAGGATTTTAATGAAAATGGTGTTCCTGATGTATTGGAGGCATCTAGGGTGGCACAACAACAGTTAAAGATAAATTTTGATGCTGCCACAAAGAGATTAGAATTGAAACAGAAAGCCGAAGAACATAGAGATAAGATAGGCATAGAAAAGTCAAGGATTGCTGTTGAAAAACAGAAGATAAAATCTGATGAGAAAATAGCTAAGATACACGCAAAAAGTAAGTCTAAATGAAAGAACTGGATAAAAAAATAGCAGATACACTACAGGAATGTATCACCATAGAACAAGAAAGCGCACAGATATATTTATCCATGGCGCAATGGTTAAAACTTAAAGGAATGTATGGTGCGGGAAAACTGTTTACTAAATATTCCAAAGCCGAAAATTGTGATGCACGAAGGGTATGTTCTTACCTTCTTGACAGAAATGTACAACCCATCATATCGGAGATACCCAAGCCAGAATCGGAATTTGAAAGCCTTGCCGGTATTGTGGACATGGCACTTGACCGCGAGGCATTGGTATGTGAAAAATATGAGGAAGTGATGGATATGTCAGAAAATACCGATAAACAGGTATATCAATGGGCATTACATACCGTTAAACAACAGAGGTGGGAGCAGGAAAAGTTTTCAGAATGGAAGGCAATATTGACATTTACCCCCGACTACATTGTTGATAAGAAAATGAAACACAAAGCATAAATGCTATAAGCCACAACCTTTTGGCATTTATAAACTTGCAGAGATATAATAATAGTAATAATTTTGTTATAAAGACGGGGAGATTTTATGGGAAAAGAAAATGCGGCACCATCGGCAGGTGCTATTGATTTTACTTCGCAGTTATTGACACAAGATGATGTGTTTAAAACCGAAGTGAATAAGCCAGACCCAAATGTCGAAGAAGTAAAGGTTGATAAACCTACGGGTCTAACACAGGAAGATATATTTGAAAAACCGACTAAGGTAGATAAGAAGCCGGATGAAGCAACGGTGGCTGATGAGAAAAATAAATCAGGTAGCCCTGACTCCGATGGTAAAACAGCCGCCAATGCTGATAATGAAACTCCCGATTCTCTTGTCTTTGCTAAGTCTCTAAAGGAGCAGGGCTTACTTGATGATTTAAACGAGGAACAATACATAAAGATTTTTAACGAAAGTGGTAAGGATTTTTATGAACCCCTCAAAGTAGCTATACAGGAAAACTTCTCGCGCAAAGAAGCCAAGATCAAGGAAGAACTTGGGCAACAAGCGAGAGGGTTTATGGAATGGAAAAATCTTGCCGATCAAGGTATCAACCCACAGGAGGCATTTACCATTACCTACCAAAAAGAAAAGATTAATGCCATCACGGAAGATGCGTTAAAAGAAAACCAAGATTTAAGAAAAGAAGTTCTTTACAACCTATACAAAGAAACGACACAGTGGAGCGATGGTGAGATAGAAAATTTTATTAATGACCAAGTGGCATTAAAAAAAGATACTGATCTCGCCAACAATGCCGTGCCCAAGTTAAAGACCATATATGACAATAGGGAAAAACAGATGGTTGAACAACAGAAAGCAAGGGCACAACAAGAAGAAATGGAATTACAGGAATCATTAAAAGATTTGCAGAAAAAGATTCCTGATGAGTTTCTTGGTAATAAATTTCATTCTAAGACCAAAGATGAGATTTATGATATGATAGCCAAGCCTGTAGTTAAATATCCCGATGGTTCGACAGCTAATGAGATTTGGGCAGACTATAATAAAGACCCCAATACTTTTATGATGAAGGTAGCTGTATTAAAAAAGATAGGAATATGGGATGGCAAGATTGATCGTATCAAGCAAACGGTAAAAAATGAAACCGTTAGTGACTTACAAAAGGTCATAGAAAGACAGGCTGGCAAAGAAAGAAATGCCGGTGGCCTTACGGTAATTGATAAAGAAAGACCTTCTGATAAATCGTTAAGGGATAGGGCAGAAAGAAAATTAATCGAATTAAGGGAACAAAATATATCCCGTCAATATGGGAATATCTAATAATGTTAAACAATTTTAAATTTATAAACAATGAAATTTAGTCCTTTGCAGGTAGTAGAATCTAAGCATTTCGGTGGGCTTCTGACAGAAGAAAACCTCGGATGGCTTGGGATCAATACGCCCACTCAGATAAACGAAGTCTTAGAACCTCTTTATGATGTTATGTTGGGCGCAGATAACTATGTCAATTTTATTAACCGTCTTAACACTTTCTACATTGAGTCAGAGGGTGATTATCAGTGGGATTTGAGCGGACAGGAAGAAAAAGCACTTCCGTTGGTCAAGGCCACTTGGGATTCCGCAGGCGCAACACAGGTAGCCCCAACAGATCGTATTGGCCTTGGTGGCAACTCGTTCTTTTTGTGGTTCAATGAAAACTATTTTAACAAGGGATCGCAACTGCATGGTATGTCGCCAGAAAGATATAAAATGCGTATTGTTGATCAGCCAACCATATCTGGAACACTTTATGGATATAAGGTACAACCCATACTCGCTTCTGAAACCGACTATGTTCCTTATCAGGAATTAGTGCCGGGCATCAGGTTTGCTGAAATGGGCGCATTGGTTGAAAATGAATTTTCACGCGGTGGCAATGGTGTGCATTTTGCATCTAACAACAAGTTGCGCAACACTACTTCAACCATGCGTAAAGATTTAGAAATGTCAGGTTCCCTTATTAATAAGAAAACTGGCAAACCCGGTGAATTAACGCCTATGTTTACAGTGGCTTTTGACGATGCCGGAAAAGCACTAAAGGCAAAAGATGGTAGTGTACAGAAATATTGGATTGATGCAGCTTGGTGGCAATTTTTAAAAGAAATCCGCAGGGAAAAAGCCATGCAGATTCTTTATGGATCAAGCAACAGGATGTCTGATGGTACCTATCTGAACCGTGGTGAAAATGGCAATGTTATCCGTAGTTTTTCTGGTCTCTATGAACAGATGAATGCGGGCAACTTCTCTACTTATAACACTATTTCGGCTGATGCACTGTTAGACTATTGTATGCAGATTTCTGTGGGCAAGATAGCCGAAGGCAACCGTAGGTTTATGATTACTTGTGGTGAATGGGGTTTCAATGCCGCGAACAAAGCATTTAAGAACTACGCTAACGCAAATACCAATTTACGTTTTACGCATAACGTTGTTCCTGATGGCAAGTTCACGACATACGATGAAAAACCATATAGCAAGTTTATTTATATCAATGGTATAGAACTTGACTTTGTTATTGATCCTTTTAAAGATAATGAGGTACATAATCAACAGAAACATCCCCTGGGTGGAACCAAGGCATCTTATGATTATGACATCTTTGCAATGGGTGAAAACAATGAAAATGTGCAGATCGTAAAAGTTAAAGGTAATGAAGATTAC